GTCGCCCAGGACGTCCGGCCCCGCCGTGATCACGCCGTCGAGATGGCCCGCGATGCGCGGCTCGCCCGTCTCCGGGTGCTTGGCGATGTAGAAGCCGAACTGGCGGCCGTCCGCGCGCTCGGTCAGCAGCGTGAACCCGGCCTTGCGGAGGTAGCTGGCGTTGCGCGCCTCGCCGTCATGGCCCATGTCGAAGATGCGCAGGATCGAGCCGCTGAAGTGGCGGCCGGGATCGACCGGTGCGTGGTGGTACTCGTAGCCGAGCGCGCGGACGCACTCGTGCCCGAGCCGCGAGCCGCCGAGATAGGTGCGCGGCTCCTGTTCCTGCTGCGCGATCTCGAGCGCCTGGTCGATGTGCGCCTGGAAGGCGCGCGAAAACGGCTCGAACTTCGACGGCGACATATCGACCATGTCCGGCTCCTTGTGGCGCACCGCTGTCACGATGGCGCCGGGGAAATGCTTGCTGACTTCGCGAACGAAGGGGTGGTTGTAGATGTCGGCCGGGATGTCAGCCGCAGCCACGGCCGATCTCCCCGGGCTTGCCGGGCTTGGTGAAGTCCTTCCAGTGGACCCAGCCATGGCTGCATAAAAATCCCCATGCCCGGATGCGCGGCCCGGTGATGAATAGCGACCAGCAAGGCGAGCTCACGACCAGCCGATGCGCGGCCGACGGCCAGCGGAAGGTGATGCTGCCGGTCTTGCGCTCGCGCGCCTTGTCCGCCACGCGGCCGGGGATGCCCTGCTCGAACACCTCGAAGTAGCGACCGCGCAGGATGATCGAGACGTTCGCCCACGGGTGATCGTGCAGCGCGCGGTCGTCATCCGATCGGACGATCTGGTGGAGGTAGATGTTGAAGATCGGATTGCGCGGGATCACGAACCAGCGCTTCAGGTACGGGTCGCCCTCCGGACCGATGATCTGGTCGGGCTTGGAGATGCAACGGATCGCGCCCAGGATCGCCGGGTGCCGGACGGCGTAGCCGCACGGCCACTTCTGCAGCCACACCAGCAGCGCCGCGCAGAAGTCGAGCCAGATTTCATTCATCGTACGCATCGAGAAGCCTTTCCCAGGTTCGGGACTGCCCATGAGGGGACCAGGAGTAGCAGTCGTTGCAGAGCCGAAAGGCGGTTTCGCTGGCGGGCGGCCCGATCCCGCAAGTGGCGTGCCGGGCGCCGCAGCGAGCGCAGTCGGGCATCGGTGGAGGGTCGCGCCTGACATGTTCGATCCGCCGCTGGTTGCCGATTTTCTTGCGCTGAACGCGAGCCACATCAAGCAGCCCTCGGCATGCGTTGCGTCAGCTCGAGACGCGCGCGGATCGCGCGCTCGTTGAACATCCAGGTCAGATGGCAGGCGGCCACGTACTTGGTGAGCCCGAGGCTGGTTGCCGCCTGCAAGCGCAGCAGGTCTAGCTGCTTCGGTGTCGCCGGCTGATAAAGCCAGCGCTTCGCCTTGCCCGCATCCTCGGTGTCGCCATGCTCGCGCATGAAGTCGTCGGCCGAGGCCAGCGACAGCAGCTTCTCGCTGTTGTCCGCCAGGTGCTTGCAGCCCTGGCCCTTCACGCCCCCGATCGCGTGCCAGCGGCCGGCATAGGAGACCACGACCGCCCAGCTATCGAAGGCCGAGCAGATCCAGACCAGCCCGTCGAACATCGGCTCCCATTTGAAGGGGCTGCTGTCGAACAGCGAGATCTCGGTCAGGACGAACGAGCTGTCGTCCAGCATCTCCGCCCCGGGGAACGGCTCGCCACAATCGACGCAGACCTTGGCGGCCGTCGGGTTCTCGGCGCCGCACGGCTCGCAGATCTTGAACGGCGCCTCGCCGCTCGCAGGCCACTCGTGGCCGCAGATCGGGCATTCCCGCGTCTGCGCCGGGACGTTGGCCTTGCACTCCGGACACTCCTTCGTGCCCTTCTGGTCGAGATCGGTGTCCTGCTCGATGCCGCCGTGCATCAGGAGCGAGGTGCCGAAGTCGATGACGATACAGTCGTCCTTGTGGACGCCGGGGTAGCGCTCTGGATCGACCTTGCGGAGCCCGCGGCCGATCATCTGGATCATGGTCGACTTGTACGAGCTCGGCCGCAGCAGGATCACGCAGCTCGTCGGCTGGTGGTCCCATCCTTCGGTGAGGACCGCCACGTTCGCGAGAACCTGGATCTCGCCCTTGTCGTAGGCCTCCAGGGTCGAGCGCCGTTCGGCCTCGCCCATCTGCCCGTCGACCACCGCGACTTTGACGCCCGCGCTGGCGAAGGCCTCGGCCATGGCGCGGGCGTGCGCGACCGTCGAGCAGAACACGACCGTCTGCCGGTTGCCGGCGACGCGCTGCCATTCGGAGACGACGCGCTCGTTCAGAACCGCCTTGTTCATGATCGCCTCGACGGCCACCATGTCGAAGTCGGCGGGCGTCTTCCGCACCTGGTTCAGCGCGTCGCGAACGCCGATGTCGATGACGAAGGTGCGCGGCGGCACGAGGTGCCGCGCCTCGATCAGTTCCTTCAGCGTGATCTGGTCGGCGCAGTTGGAGACGACCGACCGCAGCGCCTTCTTGTCGCCGCGGTTCGGTGTCGCCGAGAGCAACAGCAGCTTCAGGTGCGGGTTGAGCTTATAGGCCTGGTCGACCACACGGCGGTAGCTGTCGGCCGTCGCGTGGTGTCCCTCGTCGATGAACATGCAGTCGATCGGCGGCATGGTCGCGAGGTTGTCGGCCAGTGCCAGCGTCTGGATCATGGCGAAGGTGACGCCATACCCCCATTCCTTGCGCCGGGCCGTGAACTCGCCGGTCGAGATCTTCGGGTTGATCAGCTCGAAGGTCGTCCGGTTCTGCGTCACCAGCTCCTCACGGTGCTGGATCACCAGCCCCGCCTGCGGCTTCCGCCGGCCGATGATGTGCGAACCCATGACGGTCTTGCCGGCGCCGGTCGGCGCCACGCCCAGCGTGTTGCCGTGCTCGGCCAGCGCCGCGTCGCAGCGATCGGAGAACAGGATCTGGCGGTCGCGGAGCTTCACCGGACGCTGCTCCTGGCGCCGGATGCGGCGCCGTCGAAGTCGGCGAGCACCCGTTCCTCGCTCAGAAGGAAGTCGGTGACGCGCTCGCGCACGAGCTTGTTGTCCGTGGTCGAGCCCAGGAGGATCAGCGCCGCGAGCGCGGCCACCCGCGTCTCGCGATCTGGCGACGCCTTGCGCAGGCGACGCAAGCGCAGGAACTCCTCCCCGTCGGAGGTTGTTCGTTGATCGGTGGAGTGCGACATGCGCTTGAGCCTTTCCCCCGCCGGGACGAGCCCGGCGGGTTGTGAGGGCGGATGACTTAGGCGGCGGGCTTCTGCGCCTGGGCGAGCCAGCCGTTCGGGTTCGGCGCCGCCGAGGACGGCGGCGTGGCCGAGGTCGCAGCCGGCGGAGGGGCGGCCTGGGCGGGCGGGGCCGCGGGGGGCTGGGGCGGCGGGGCTCCCCATGACGTCGGCATGGCTGCCGGCTGGGCGCTCGCCGCGCCGCCGAACATCGTCGGCTGCACCGACGGCTGCACCGCCCCAGCGTTCGTGTTGTAGACGCCGGCGAGGAGCTGCTTGTAGGCCTTGTGGGACTTCGACTGCGGGTTCGGCGTCAGCCACTCGGCGACCTTGTTCTTGTCCTCGTAGCCGTCCTTGCCCACCTCGATCTTGATCTTGATCGGCACGCGGAGACCGTGCAGCGCCTGGTAGGCGGCCGGTGCATCGCCCGGGAGCTGGTAGCCGGCGGGGTTCTCCGGCCCGGCGCCGCGCGCCGCCTCGAGGATGTGCGTGATGGCGCGCGCACCCATGTCGCGGTAGCCCTCGGAATTGCCAGGGTGATGCGGGTCGCCGACCATCTCCCAGATCTTGCGGCGCGCAAACGGCTGCCCGTCATCGATGACGAGTTCCATGTCGAGATAGGCGCCGCCGGAATTGCTGGCCTTGTGGCCGCGGTAGCTGATGATCGCAAAGGCAAGCTGCCCGTTCGGGATCAGATTGCTCGCCTGATTGGCGCCAGCGTGCTTGCTGAAATCCATGATGACCTCGTGCTGATGTGGGGAACGAAGGGGATCAGGCGGCGGCTTGCGCCGCCGGCGGGCCGGTGAGCACCGGCGCGTCGTTGCGAGGCGCGGTCGCGATCTTCCGCATCAGCGCGCCGAGATCCGGCGGTTCGAGCGGGTCGAGACAGCCGGCGCGCGACTTGCCGGGCACGCCATAGCCGTTGTTCTGGTGGCAGACGAACGCGCGAACCGTGCCCTTCTTCATGTCGAGCGTGGCGGCGTTCGTGTTGGGGTCGATCGCGAACAGGCCGAGCGTCACGACCTGATCGAAGATGCCCGGGAGCTCGCGGCCTGCCTTGGAGCCGTCGATCTGCGGCTCGTAGGAGACGCGGCCGGGGATGTCCTTGTCCTCGATCACGTCCAGGATGCCGACGACAACCACCGACTTGCTCGGGATGTGCTGGATCTGCGTCAGCCAGTTCACCATCTCGCGGCCGTGCAGACCGTAGGCGCCGCGGGTGTCGGGCTTGCCGGTCTTCTCGCTGAAGGCCTCGGGCTGGCGCTGCGACCACGAGAAGCAGTGACGCGCGCCGACCGTGATGCTGTCCCAGAAGATCGTGTCGTACTTGTCGAAGATCGACGGGTCGCCGATGCGGCTCTTGTACTGCTCGTACATATCGGCGGCGTAGGCGGTGCCGGGCGAGGCCGCCGGATCGGGGCCGCAGAGCAGACAGGCGAGCGCGCGGGCGAACTCCCACGGATGCACGCCGAGCTTCGCCGCTTCCTCGCGCACCGAGAGCACGTCGCCGCGCCAGCTCTGCAGCGTCAGCGTGCCGGCCTCGAGATCGACGAACAGGGTGCGGGTCGGATCGAGCGTGCCGGCCTGGAAGGTCTTGCCGACACCGGACGGGCCGAACAGGGCGATGTTGATCTTGGGCTTGCGCGCCAAGCGTTCGTCGGCGCCGATGATGCTGATAGGCATGCGGTGGGGTTCCTCGTGGGGGTGAGGGATTTAGTGAACGTCTTCCTTCGTCAGAAACTCGAAGATCTCTTGCGCGTTCTTGACGGCGATCTGGCCGTCGCCTTCGTTCGCGCGCGCCGCGAGATGGATGCCCCAGACCATTGCTTGCAAGCGCGTCTGGCGGAGCCATTCGGTGCGCAGCGCAAGCTTGTGGGCCTGCGCGTCCTCGCACCGACGCCGCTGCTGGTCCTCTGCGAACTCTGAGGCGCTGACGGTCTGGATCGTTTCTTCACACGCCGCCGTCGGCGGGCGATGCACGTCGGTTGCGTCAGCGTCACGCACGGGCGCCTCCCTGTCGGATCAGGATGTAGTCGTGGATATCGAGCTTCTTGCCGAGCTCGCGGTCCGCGTAGACCAGCACCCGCATGAGCCAGTCGGCGCGGATGATGCTTCGCGCGCGCCACTTCTCGACGGCCTTGTGGCTAATGCGACGCTCGAAGAACGCGGAAAGGGCTGCCGCCGCCTTGCGCGAACTGCCAGGGCAGGCATCGCCCAGCAATTTGCGTACATCAAGGATAATTGCGACTGATATTCGCTGCATGTCGGGGACATTACCCCGATTTGTCGGCCGACACAACGGAAAAAAGCAGACATATTTTCGG